CCCTGACCACTTAGTGTGGTCATCTCCTTTGAGGAGTTTAGGGACTTTGATATTATGCATCAAAGTGACCACACTTTTATATAAGCTTAATGGGATACCGTCACCCCACCATTTCTTGTTGATTATCTTATACGGAATCTCTTTTGTTGTATAAGAATCTCACGGAGAAATGATAACTTAACTAAGATTAATAATTAAAAACTAAATATTTATACACCATTGCTGGCCCCGGTCTGTACCGAGTATTTTATGAGTCGACGGATGTCGAATAGCTCATTTCTTAATATTATATGTGTTAGTAAAATTAAAATTAGATTTTTATTCACCATTACTGGCCCCGGTCTGAACCGAGTATTTTACGAGTCGACGGATGTCGAATAGCTCGTTTCTTAAAATTATGTATTTCAGAACTCGTAAATTCACTACTCTATACTCAACCTAACAAGACTTATGGTAGCTTGAAGTCATATATTTCGGATACTTATTTAACTAGCTACAACTGGAAGAGCTGTAGGAGTTCTAGGCATGCTGTAAACGACAGCATTAGCACACACCCAATATGTTAAGCGTGGAGCTGTTGAGTCTGCTGTTAGCGAATTTTCTAAGATTTTAGCGACCAACCAACCATTGGTATTAGTTTGATCTGTTGCATGATTTGAGATAACAGGAAGTCTGTTAACCCATTGCGGATTGAAAATAGTTTCAGTTCCGTGAAGGAAATGTTCTCTATTAGGAAACTGTTTCAAATCTGTTGCTTTAAGAGCATCAATTTGTGCTGATGTATATTCCAATGGAACTTGAGCAACAATGATACGTGCATTTTGGAACGCATTAGCTGCTGATGTTAGTTTAAATGTGTTATATGAAATCTTTCCATTAACCATACCAGGTCCTGAAAACACATGATTACGATATGCAATCTGTGCTTGTGATTCCAGACCTCCTGATGTAAAGTTTCCTGGATGAATTCGCATTTTAAATAACAAATCATTAGTTGCTGGATTAGCTTGAACAGTTACTGTGTTGATAGGGATGAAATCTTGTTCAGTGACTTCTACTCTTGCTCCAATAGTACCTACTGTTTGACCAGCAGCTAAAGCACCTGGGCTTGCTACAGCAACAGGTGGTTTTGGGTTTGTTGGAGCAGAAGGTTCTGACGCTGCAACATCAATATCAGATTGATAAACTGCTTCACTTGTTAACAGCAACATTAGTTGAGACGCAGCTCTCTTTGCTTTCTTCTTTCCGATCTCAATAGATTTAGTTTGTTTATCTTTCATGATACACTCACACTCATACAATGGAGCTTCATCTGGTGATTCTAATCGTTTAAACTTGTATCGAAGATCATCTCCAGTTAAATCACACTTCTCTTTGAGAATAGAGATATAATCTGGCTCTTTCACCTTCTTCAATAGTTTAATCACCTCCTCATCAGAAGTATCTGTATCGATCTGATATTCTCCTACTGAAGGGTACAACAGCCCTGTAAAATGCTCAACAAATTTCTTTGCGCGCATACCCAACATGGCTGCAATACCGTCCAAAGATGTTAGATTCGAATTCATAGCAAGCTCTTCATCTGCCTCATGGATCTTAGCTTCATATGTAGGCTGATCAATACGCTTGTTTGCATATTGATAAGAAGCCCATGCATATTGAAGATCATGTTTCCTTGATAATGCATCCATCTCATTCGTTGGTATTCCGCTATTCAATGAATTTCCTGGTCCTTCATATTTGTGTCCTGGAAGTGTAAATCCTTTTGAACCTTTGTTATGCCAATAATACTCTTCAAACTTTCTATCGACTTCATGATCCAAAATATCTTTAGCATACACATGGATTGGTGCTTCTACTTTCTTTGGCATTACACGTTTGCGTACAGCAGAAGGTAATCTACCAATGAGACCAAGCAGAGGAGAGCCAGGGGCTCCAACTACTAATCCATTGACACGACCAGTAAAAGAACCTGTTGCTGCTGCAATATAATCTGAATCACGCAGAAGAGTGTATGTCAAACCTGCTGATACAAACTGTAACATTAGCCCAGTACCAAAATTTACGATGTTGAGAGTACCAGTTGTACCTGCTGAAAGCACATACAAAGATGTATTTGGCTCATTCGCTGCTCCTACACTTCCATCGATGGCAAGGATATCACCAGCCAAAGCAATAGTAGAACCATTACTGATTAAGCCTGTTCCCAAAAGGGGATTATTAACTACTGCAACTGACAAAGCTGTTGTCGGGACAACAGACAATGGTATTCCTTCAGAAGCTGGAATTGTACTTTGAACATCTTTGTGTACAAAGTAATCTAGATCCAAAACTTCAAATGATGGTCTAAACCTAAACGGTTCAGGAATATCTGTGCGTAAAATAGGTGGTGTTACTTGCTCAATCAAAATCTTAAACCACTTTTGTGTTCTAGATTTAACAAAATCGCGATCACAGAAAGGTACCAAAAAGTACATAACTGGACATTTAGCAAGATTGTATGTCACACCCTGTCGATTAAACGCTGAATCATCCGTTGCGGATGTTGATGTAATTGCAACTTTTACCATTTGAGAAAAACCCAATGGAGGTCTTGAATCAATACGCATAATGCACATCTTAGCACGATGGTACTGGAAAATTTCCATCAACACATCAGCTTTTGGTGCTATCTCTTGTAATGTAGGAGAGATAACTATGCGTGGTTGAATTCCATTAAGATAAATTGGGTCTAACAACTGGAAATGCTTGATATTATCAGGCAAACTCATAGCTGGATCCATTATCTTTGGAATTTCTTTTGGTAAAAGGCCATGTGATTGACCTAGATCATATGCATAAACTGGTCCATCTGCACTCATGACTTTAACTGGTGGGCCAATATCCGATTGGACACCTTCAAATTGAATGTCTGTTTCTGGGTTGGTCTCCTCTGGAGAGTAATTTCCATAATTTAACCCTAAATTGTAAAGGGCCTCTCCTTTTCTTTGAATATATCTTTTAACATTATCCATGACTGGCATTAACGATTTGTCAAGTGATTCTGTTAAATTTTCGCTTTCAAAACAATCTGTTTTAATTTCTTTTGTGTAATAACGTAAACGGGTTCTTCCGTTTTCAAATGTAGCTTCACAATAAACTTTTTCTTTATGTAAACCATTAGGATCCAGGACACCAATTCGAAGCAAATACGAACGCAAAATATCCACATACCTACTTAAAAGTATGGGAAAAATAGCTTCTCGTAACTCAGGATGGTTATGCTTGAATTTATACGTAGATACGAATTCCCTCAATTTCTTGACGAATTGTGCATAGTATTTCTTTCCATGTAGCATTGCCTCTATCAATTGTTCTCTAATTGTTGCCTGCCATTCTTCTATCTCTTCTTCGGTTAAACACGAGTAATTAAATACGCTCTCAATAGATGTTGTATCAAGAGGAGCAATCCATATATTTGGAAACAATTGGTGAAAGTTTCTCTTTAGAAACTGCAGTTCACAAATATTAGTAAAGTATGGTAATTCTACATCTGATTTATTTCCAGGTGTTACAGTTTGTCCAATCTCTGCCATTACTGATTTATATGCATGAAAGTCAAATCCCATGTCAACGGCTTCTTGTGTTAATCCTAGTGCTTTGTCATCTCCAAAATTCTTATCTCTTACATAACGTAAGTATGTTTGCAATGATGTATGTCCGGTTTGTTTGATGAACACGTACCAACCATAAAGGAAATTGACTAAACAGTTTAATTCTGTTGTTAAAACATTACCTGATTTGTTTCCTTTATTCGTCATGAATAGCGTTTTAGATGCACAAATAATAGTGTAAATAAGTTCTTCAAAATACACATATCTAGCATTTGCATATTCATCATTCTTTTCATAATGTCTGATAGATTCGACAACTATAACAGCAACTGCTTTGATAAATTGTGCTAACAAGTTCTGGTCGAAATTCTTGTAATCTACGTCCATGAAGTATTTATATTGCATAAATTTCGTAACAAAATCTGTTACATCTAACGATTTCATATCAATTCCTAATCCATGAAACAATCTCTCTTGATTAGACTTGAATGCTGCTTTCCATCTACCAAATAAAAACCTTCCCATTAAGAAAGATTCCATTGGTGGAGCTATAAATGCTCTAGTAGCACCATACTGAACCTTTTCGATCTTTCTCAATTCATCCTTCAAACATGCTTTCCATATACTAAAAGTACGTTTGAGGTGTTTAGCTTGTTCCATCTTGTTGTTAAATACTCGCTTAAAATATTTGGTCAACTTATCATCTTTCAGGTAAAATCCATTTACGAATCTATCTTCATCACACGTCCTATACATATTCAGTATACGTTTTTGTTCAAGGAAATCATTCTTGGAGTTTGCTCCCATGTTTGTCCATGGAATACCAGCAGAACTTTTCTCATTAACTTTATCGAAATCATCATTGAAATATTGACCATTCAAAGCTTCCCACATTGCTGTTTTGCAGTTGCTTGATGTTCCCACAGCATGTCCTTGTAATACATCAATCATATAATCTTTCATTTGTGATATCATAGTTTCCATTATATCCGCTGGGATTTCGTAAGTTTTGCCTGCATAGCCAGACAATTGTGTAACTAAAATCGATGGTTTACCATTCGCGTCTTTAAGCAATTTAGATGTATCTGGAACATGTGATTCAACCAACGCAGATGGTTTCTTGGATTCTGCAAAACAACCATAAAATGGAGTTTTGTAATGAGATGTTCTTCCTTTTATATCACAAGGTGGTTGATTCTTCATCAAATCGCCATAATACTTAATTGAATCATGTTCATCAATAGGTAGATGCACTCCTATGTCGTCATCTGATATTAATGTATGTAAATTGTCATATTTATTTGGTTTTGCCCATGTAATGGTTGGAAATCCAGTTCCTGATTGGAAGCCACCTTCTGAAACATATGTCTTTTCTGTCAAAATGTGTAATCTATCTAAACTCAAAATTGCAATTAATCCTGTTGATCTACTATCCAAACACCCATCTCTCATGGTAACAACATTAGTGGCTGAACCAATGTGCATTCCAATAAGTTTTCGCGTACTTCTAGGATGTAACATCATAACAGCCCCTCCACAATCTCCTGGTACAGTTTGTGCATTCATCATAGGAAGAGTTTGCATAGCAAAAATTTCACACTTCACATCAATCCCTGAGAGTTTACCTTCGTAATTCTTGACATAATTGATCATGCCTGGAATTATAAATCCTTGTTTTGGGAGATATTGAAGACAATATTTAGTCAATGAACGATTTCCAACGTCACTATCTTTAGGCACATAGTTAAGTGCACTCCTTGGGAAAGTCAAATTTTGTGTTGGTCTAACTTCAGATTGTAACTTTTTGTATAATGGGTCTTTTAATGGGAGTATGATAGCACCACATAATTCCCAATCTTTACGGTACTTTACTACACGTGCATAATATATCTCTTTATTTAATACACATGCTCCTGTAGATCTCCTGAATAAGACTATCTCTTTCTCATCCATAACAAGATGCGATGGGAAAATGATGTAATCTCCCACACCAATTCCAAACAATGCTGCACCCTCTGATTCAGTACTGTAAACTTGCACCGTCAATTCGTCACGAACTCGTTTCAGAATCATATTTGCGTTTGGGTCAACTGCACTCTCATACTTAGCTGTTGATAATATAGCTTCGGTACCCTCAAAAGTTGCAGTGCTAACATTTGAAAACTTGATTTGAATATTC